ATTTGAGGTAACCATATTACGTTTTGCCACTGCAATTTTCGTGAAAAAACAGCCTCTTTTAAATCAATCACTTACACAAAAATTACATTTTCAGTTACGCCAAATCACCTTTGTTTGTAACACCTACACCCCAGCAATAACGGGGGTTTCACGCCGCCTTCACCCGCTGATTGCAAAGATTACGTTTTTTGACATGCGAACCTGAGCAAAGCCCTGGCGACAAGGGTTACAAAACACCCATGAGCGCGGAATTACGCGGAACTGGTGCGCCTTTAGCTTCACCCAAGGCCCTTGGAATCAAAGGGGCTAGAGCTGACTGCAGGTCTGCAGAAAAAGCGACACGTTAAGCCGGCAGGTGAGGTGGGGAGAAGACTGCGCGCGCCGGGTGCTGAATGGGCCTCCTGGGTCGGCCTGGGCGCTGCTGGCAGACCGGGGCTTCAGTGCCTGCTATTGCTGGGCTGTAGGTCGTTTTTGATGGTGCTAGAGGCCTACAAATGCTATGATTTGATGGGGTTTTTCGTGCCTTGGCTCACATATTTTCTAGGGGGCACAGGCACAAAAAAACCGCCTGGACGGCGGCTTGTTTTGATGCGGGTTGATTCAGCTCAGTCGTGTGCTCGGCGGCTGCAAGTCGTTGTTGAAACTGATCACCTCTTCACCGATCCAATCATTCAGCGCTGTGAACCGAGCCTGCAGTGGGCGCAGCTCGTTGTCGGTCCAGGTCTGGGTTGCTTCGCGGGATGAGCCAAACCCGCCCGCATTGGCCGGTACAATCCCCAGCAACTGGGGCGGCACTCGGAGCGCGGCCAACTGATCGTCACGGCTGACATTCTTGATTGACCCGAAATCATCCTTTGCAGCCACTTCACTGATCGGTATCACCTGCAGCCCATCTTTTTTGCCACCTGGTGCGTACACCAGCAGGTTGCGGAAGTTACCAGGGCCTTTGCTTTGCTTCATTGCGTCGCTGATGGCGCTGATGTCTTGTTCATCGTGCACGGTGTCGTTGATATAAAGCACAAACCCCGCGTGTGATCCGTTCTGGTAATACTTGCGCCGGAATAGCGTGGCCGACTCATTCAGCAGAGCGCTATGCAACGCGGCGTACCACTCAGGCACACCGTAGATATCCTGATTTATGTCCGCTTCGCGCAGGTGGAACACCGACCCCTTTTTGAATTCGTGTTCATCCTTCCAGCCGCGCACCTGGTAGTAGGTATCTAGATCCGCACCACGGCGGGTGTACTTCGACAGCGTAGGGAGTAAACGCATTGGCTCGCGCAAACGGTTTTCTTGAAGCTCAAGGTATGAATTACCACTCCATAGGAAGTCGAGCGCGAACTGCTCGAAGTGCGGCCGGCTCAGCAGCCGATGCGGTACAAACGAACTACTCAACATGTTGCGCTTGAACATCAGCCCCGATTGCAGGAATACCGATGCCCTGGTCGCCTTGGCTAGGCCATTCAAAGAAAGGGGCGGCTCATACCACTTGCCGTTCATCCAGCATTCAAGGTGGTCGAGTATTTCGCGGCTATCGAGCACCGGCATAGGGTCGCCGAAAGTGAACGCCTGAATGCCGTTTTGCGGGCTGGCTGCGGGTGTCTCGTTGCTCATCCAATAATCTCCATTCTTGCCGTGTTGGCGCCGTTTCGGCCTTCAAGCGGCTCGTTGTGTAGTGCATGAAAAAGTGACCACGCCAAATCTGCGTGGCCGGTATCGTCTGTGCGGCCAGCCACAAAGGTCATCTGTCTACCGCTGGGGGTCATGGTTTTGCGAATAGCCATCAAGCTGGCGGCCAGGTCGGTCCAGCCGGCATCAAACTGCAGGCGGGCGTTGCGAATCACGTCCATGGCTTTCATCACCAACCGCACCTTGACCTCTGGCGAGTAGCTGAATGTGGTTAAGCCTGGGAAGAACTGCCGCACTAGCTGCGCCACGCCTGAGCCCATGCCGGTGGTATCAAGCCCTATATAGGTAACCCGGTAACGCTGCGTGACCTTGCGGATAAACTCAGCCTGGGCCTGAAAGTCCATGCCCCGGAACTGATGGCGCTCTATTACCCGGAATGGCCCACCAGCCACTAACGGTGGAGCAACTACCACCAAGCCGGCGCTGTCGCCATTTTCAGCAGGGTCATAACCCACCCACACCGGACGGTCAGCCAGTGGCCTGGCGGCAAACGGCTTGTAGTCATCCCACGCCTCCCAGGTATCCACCATGCAAGGCTGCAATAGCTTGAGCGGGAAGATCGAATCCCCGTCATCAATAAACAGGCACATCAGCAGGTTGTTGAACTCTTCCGGGCTGTACTCTTCGCGCAGCTCTTCCAAATCAAACAGGTCACATCCCCGCCCGGCCGCATCCAAAATGGTGACGATCTGCCGCCATATACGGTCTTCACTCAGCCGGCCAGGCTGCAAGGTGTCATGGCCAACATCAATCTTGACGCGCTTATCGGCGGGCAACCGCTTGTTTCGCCGCTCGCCAGTCCAAAGGGTGTAGGCCTCATGCGCCATGGTGGATGGCGTACTGAAATAGGTTTTGCGCCATTTCTTGTGCAGGGCCATGCCGCTGGCCACTTTGTTGATCTGGTCGAATCCCTGGACCCAAAAAAACTCATCAAAGTAAAAGTTTCCGCTGCGGCCTTGCGCCGTTCGGTAATTGGTGCCCAGAAAATGCAGCTCTGCCCCGTTCCATAAAACAATAGGGTCGCCGGTCAGCTTCACGCCGACCACTTCCATCAGAAAGGTCTGCATGTAGGTTTTGAACTGGTGCGCCTGGGCCTTACTGGCTGACAAGAAAATCTGGTTGCGCCCGGTAGTGATCGCATCGATCAGCGCCTCGCGGGCGAAGTACCAGGTAGCGCCAATCTGCCGTGACTTTAGGATCATGCGCGTGCGCATGTTGCCGGCGCGATACCAGTCCAGCTGGTAATCGAAACAACCCTCACGGAAAGCATCGACCAGCTTCTCGATTTGCTCTTCGCTCAGCTCGTTGCGCGTCGGCGGCTTTTTCGGGCCATCGTTGCGGGCAGCGATGTTGGGGTTGAGATCAGTTTCAGTGCCACCGCCCTGATAGCGCTGGATCCGCGCTTGGCGTTCTAGCTGCCGGTGCAGCAAATCGATCTCTTTGAAGTCCCCCCCGGTTTTCTGATCCTTGATGATCAGCTGCACCAAGCGGGCTTCCAATGCACCGCCCACTCGCTCTACAGTATCGGCGCGATCCCAGCCGTCGCGGTCCTTCCAGCTGTGAACTGTCTTTGCTTTCTCGCCCAGGTAATCAGCGATATCGCAGACGCGCCAACCCGTCCAGAACAAGAGTTTGGCGTGGCGTCGGCTGTCGGTTGGAGCTTGAGCAATAGCATTCATGGGGCTGATGCTGACGCCCTCCCGCGCGCGGAGCCTCCCCGCTAACGTGTAGCGCCCCCCGCCCCACTTGCTGCGCGTTGCTGGCAGCTCTCCCACTGCCGACCATGCCCTCAACACCTATCAGGTTTCAGGATTGAGGACGCAAGGCATGCCAACCAAATTTCGCTCCAAGTTCTTCCGCGTCGCCGTAGAAGGCGCCACCACCGACGGCCGCAAGATCGAACGCCAGTGGATCGAAGACGCCGCCGCCAGCTACAACACCAACACCTACGGCGCACGGGTGTGGCTGGAGCATTTGCGTAGTCTCACCGCCGATGGCCCCTTCCGCGCCTATGGCGACGTGGTAGCGCTAAAAGCAGAGGAAGTGGAAGTTGCAGGCGTTAAGCGCCTGGCACTGTTCGCTCAGATTGAGCCCACCGATGAACTGATCGCGCTGAACAAAAAGCGCCAAAAGATCTACACCAGCATCGAGCTCAACCCGCGCTTTTCGGATACCGGCAAGGCCTACATGGAAGGGCTCGCAGTCACCGACAGCCCCGCCAGCCTCGGTACTGAAATGCTAGCTTTCTCAGCGCAGCACCCTGATGCCAACCCACTGTCAGGCCGCAAGCTGCACCCGGAAAATCTGTTTTCAGAATTGGTAGAGATCGATCTCGACTTCGAGACCGTTACCCCTGCCGAGCCAAGCAAAGCCGATGGTCTCTTCGCCCGCGTGCGCGAGATCATGGGTAAGCAAAAGGACAAAGAAGGCAAGGACGCCACCCTCTTCAATGAGCTGGGTGAGAGCGTCGAAGCCATTGCCCAGCACCTGGCAGACCAGGACAAAAACCACACCCAGATCAAGGCCGATCTGGACACTTTGCGCAATGACTACAAGAGCACTTCACAGCAGCTCGACGAACTGTTGAAGAAGCTCGAAAGCGAGCCAGAACGTGACTACACCCAGCGCCCACCGCTACCAGGCGGGAGCGGCCAAACGCTGGCCACGTACTGACCTCAAATCAACCTGAAAACGCTGATCAAACCCTGACGCACGGAGCACCTCATGCGCAAAGATACCCGAATTGCTTTTAACGCTTACCTAGGCCAAATGGCCAAAATTAACGGCGTAGCCGAAGCTGTACACAAGTTCAGCGTCGAACCCACGGTTCAACAGTCGCTTGAAACAGCCATTCAAGAATCAACCGACCTGCTCACCAAGATCAACATCATGGGTGTAACCGAGCAGTCCGGACAGGCGCTGCTGCTGGGCGTTAATGGCCCCATTGCCAGCCGCACCAACACCGCCGTCGGGAACCGCCGTAACCCTGGCGACCGTAGCTCGCTGGGTAAAGATGAATACACCTGTAAGAAGACCGACTTCGACAGCGCCTTCCCTTATCAGCTCCTGGATCAGTGGGCCAAATTCCCCGACTTTCAGCCACGCTTGAGCGGCGCTATCGCTAAACGCCAAGGGCTTGACCGCATCATGATCGGCTTTAACGGCGTGAGCGCTGCGGCCGAGACTGATATCGACGCGAACCCACTGGGCGAAGACGTCAACATTGGCTGGCTGCAGAAGGTCCGCGTCGGTGCACCTGATCGTGTGATGGACGAGGTTGTGGTCGATTCCGAAGAAGTCACCATCGGCGCCACCGGCGATTACAAGTCGCTCGATGCCTTGGTGTACGACGCCGTGCAAATGCTCGACCCATGGCACCGCAACCATCCTGACCTGATCGTCATGGTTTCGCGCAATTTGCTGCACGGCAAACTACTGAAAGCCGTTGAGCGTGGCGCGGCATCCAACCAGGAAGAATTGGCAGCGGATGAAATCATCAGCAACGCCCGCCTTGGTGGCCTCCGCCCTTACGACGCGCCCTACTTCCCCGACAACACCGTGCTGGTGACCACGCTGAGCAACCTGTCGATCTACTGGCAGGAAGGCGCCCGCCGCCGTCACATCAAGGAAGAGCCCGAATACGACCGCATCGCCGATTACCAATCTTCCAATGACGCCTACGTCATCGAAGACTTCGGCCTGGTCGCCCTGGTCGAAAACATCGCCGAGGTATAACCCGTGCCACTATCCCCCGCACAGCAGTCACAACAACGCAAGCGCGCCGCCAAGGCGGCCGCTTCCGTTGGGCCGGCGTTGACCATGCAAGGAGCTACCGCCTACGAGATGCAGCTCGCCCAGCTGCATCAGCACCGCCTGCAGCTAAAACAGGTGCAAAGCCAAGAGGCCAAAGCCGAGCTCAAGCGCCGGATCCTGCCTGATTACGGCCCTTACATCGACGGCGCACTTAGCGCCGGCAAAGGTGCGCAAGATGAGGTGCTCACCACCCTCATGCTTTGGCACCTCGACGCTGGTGAGATCGACGTCGGCCTACGCATTGGTGAGTACGTGCTGCAGCACAAAATGATCATGCCGGACCGCTTCAACCGCTCAGCCGCTTGCCTGATCGCCGAAGAGCCTGCCGAGCTCGCCCTGCGCGCCATGAAGGCCGGCAACAGCTTCCCGGTAGCGTCTCTGCTCGAAGCGCAGCGCATCACTGCCGATCACGACATGCCCGATCAGGCCCGCGCCAAAATTCACTTGGCCATCGGTCGCGCCTATGCCTTTGGCATCGACAAAGACCAGGTGACCGAAGATCAAGCCGAGCTTCTCGAAAACGCCCGTGAGCACATCACCCGCGCCATCGAGCTCGACGACAAGTGCGG